CTTCCTCCTTATCAAAAATTTCTTGAGCAGTATCTTTGTCCATAGCGACATAAGGATGCTCTTTTGTAAATGTAAAGCCATGTGTTTGATAACTATAATTCTGACGTTCCATTTTTACTAGAACTGCGTCTTCTGCATTCTTCTTCTTTGTGTCTGGCTTTACTGGTGTTTCAATAGCCATATCTTCTTCCTCTTCTAGGCTCTGTACGGTCTTTTGGTATACCGACCAAGTTACTCCCTCTTCTGAGAGTGCTGCAATAATATCAGTTTTATTCTTTAAGCCTTCAATTTCTACCCCGAAATCTTCAGCTATCTTTTTTAGTTCTGCTATTTTTAATGTCTCAAATGACATATATACTCCTTGCTCTAAGTAATTCAATTATAGCATTGTTAAATTAAAAGGAAAAGCCCCCAAAATTTAATTTAGGGGCTTTTCAGCGGATCTAAATCCTATAAATTAGGAAGCGACCTTAACGTTCTTTACAACAACCCAGCAGTCTGCCTGCTCGATTTGTGTGCCAACACGGGTAAACATTGTATATTCAATGCTATCCTTCTTTGGCCAGAAGAAGCGGTAAACAGTAACGTCACGCTTGATTCCAATAACTACGTTATTTGGGAATGTCAAGTGGATGTCGCCGTGTGAACCAGCTGCTCCAGAGTAATCTCCAGTTTGTGTTTCAGGAAGAAGTGGCACTTCAACAATCGGAATACCGAATGCGAATGGTGCTACGAATCCTGCTGGACCACCAAGGGCTACTTGCTGTCCACGGATAACGCTTGAAGCGATATCTTCTGGATTTGCTGTACCAGCAGTGATGCTGTTCTTGTACAAGAAATCCTGGATTAGGTTTGAACCTGCAAGGAAGCGAAGGTCATTACGACGTTGCTTGTACTTACGAGGCATAGCCTTAAGTGCTGAATTGAATACTGCACGAGAAACTTCTGCGCCTGCTGCGTCAACAACACGACCAGATGTCTTAGCCTTCTTTACTACACCGTTAAATGCAGTTAGGAAAGTTGTTCCACTAGCTGTATCTCCATTGAGAACTAGGTCTTCAATGTCGTTACCTGCCTGTGTTGCCATCATACGTGCAATATGATCTTCAAGATCTGCACCTTCGATGTTATCTTCAAGAGATTCTGTTGAAAGCTCCCAATCCAAGCGAAGCTTCTTTGTTGTAAGAGAGATCTTGGAGAATGTTACTGCTGCGTTTGAGCCAGTATTGTCTCCTTCAGTAGCAAGAGTCATAAGTCTCTCGCCAACTGACATACGATCAATCTCAGTTGTATCTGCTCTCATTCGGACAGTACGTGCGACCTTACCAATTACGGTAGCGTCGAACATGTAGTCTAGGAAGCGAGCTGATTGTTCTGGATTAAGCAAACCGCCATTTCCGTTTTCGGAAGCACGGTGTACACCTGTTCCACCAGTTGTGGATGCAAATGTAGCTGTAGCAGTTGTACCTGCTGCAATTGCTTTTTCTAATGTTTCATTGCTCATTGTTTTATTTTCACCTACCTTTTTTAGTTAAAGAGTTCGTTTACGGAACCGAGGAAAGAACCGTTCCATTTTGATTTCTTTATTGTTACTTCCTGAGACCCGCCAAGGTCCGAGGACTTCTTAATTGCAGTCTCTGATTCGACTGCGTCAACACGCTTCTCGACTGTGTCGATGGTGTTCTTGATATCTTCTACAGCCTTTGAAAGTGCTGCATGCTGATCTGCCAATTCTGAAATACGAGTATCTACGCTCTTGCTGAATGTTTCAACAGTCTCTTTGATTGTTGTAACCTGCGCTGCGTTTGCCTCAGATGCCTTTGCAAGCGTATCTGAGAAGAATCCCTTAAGATCACCGAGCATCTTTGCAAAATCAGGTTCATCAACCATAACTTCTGATACGTCGGCTGCTTTTTCCAGAGTTTCGGCAGGAGCGTCTTCTGCTGCTGCAACTTCTGCAGGAGCTTCAGCTGGTGCTGCTTCGGCAGGAGCCTCAGCGGCAGGTGCTGTCTCTTCTACTGCTACAGGAGTCTCTTCGACTGCTGCAACTGTTTCTGTGTTTTCTGACACTTCATTACCTCCTTCTGCGTTTGCCTGTTTTGCGATTGTGTTTGTATCAGGCAACGGTAATCTTGACTTCTTGAATGAAGCAAGAATTTTATCTATTTCTTTAGCCTTGTTTGTGTCGTTTGACTCAACCCAACCAATTAGTGTGGCTGGATTTCCTGTAACTGGAGAATTATATGAGGACTCTGTAGAAATGAATATTGAGTCTGAATCCTCACAATAAAAAATGTTCTCTGTTACAACGTCTGCCGCCATACCCTTAAAAATAAGTTGGCCATTCATTTTCTGAATGGACAAGATATTGCAAAGTTCATTTGCTGGGGAATCTACAACAGACAATTCTATTAATGCATATTCTTTAATAAATCTTACTGGCTTACCTGTAGACTTATTAACTTCGTTTTCTGAGTCTACAATCTTTCCGCCAATTGAAAAACCTTGTAGTGTGCCGTCAAGAATTTTTTCCCAAGTATCTTGTGCACCCTTTGAGATGTATGCGTCTACATATACACCGTTATAAAACTCGCCGCTCTTTGGATCATAAAATGTTTCTGGCTTGAATGAAACCATTTTGCCAACAGCATTTGAACCGTGCATTTCACGAATGTTTCCACGGAAAGATTCGAATGCTTTCAATGAGGCTTCTGCTGTTACAACATCGCCTGTTTGATCTAGATTATCAAGTGTTGCAAAACCTGAGACAGTTCTCTTCTCACGGTTGACTTTTGTAAATGGTACTGAAAGGCTGATGTTATCGCCATTTGAGGACCACAAAGATTTCTCAATATTCATATGCTTAATTATATTTATTTACACATCAAAAGGCAAATAAATGGTTGAGTAGGACTACTCGACTTGTCTTCCAGCCCCTTGTTCATTTCGCCCCTCTCCAGAAATATCTGGCTGGGTATTTTGACGTTCTTGAGATCTGGCTCTAGTATTTCCAGCCTGGGCTCGAATTTCTGCCTGTTGCTGTGGCTTTAATTGAACAACCTCATCTCCACCATCTAATGGAACCATACCCTTACGGATACGAACCTCATTTGGAGTAATTACCTGCATTCTCAAATAACGCTCATCAATCTTAGACAATGTGTCTTCATCTGTGAGAGCTAATTCATTGAATTTAATTTCTAGAGCATCTGTCATTTCTGAGATTAATCTATTTAGTTTCTTCTCTAGAATATCCTGTGCTGGACGACATACCTGCTCTTTAAATGTTTTATCGGCATCTCTTGCTGCCGCCAAATTAATTCCTTCTGGAGTTCCGATTTTATTAATTGGAGTACGGTGAGCCATAAGAATTTCATCACGGTTCATCTTGCGATATGTATTAAATGATGACTCTTGTGGATTTGCCTCAACTGGCTCCATCTTAAATTCAACCTTAGCATCTGGGCTATCGGCTGGCAAAGGAATATAAAGAGATCTATGATTCTTACCCTTAAGTCCGACCTGGAAAAATTCTAGAAGCTTACGCTCTGATTCTGTTGAGAGCTTTGCGCCCTTTACAGTAATAATATATCGTGGAACAGCCTTATTTTCAAAATAATCAAGGTTGTACTTGGCAGACAATTCGTTTCCGCTCATAGCATTTGCTGCTGATACGATATCTGGAATGCCATAATAATTATTTTGTGGCGTGTATTTCTTCATATGAATAATTTCATTTGGTCTATCTAGACCGCCTGAAATTGGATTAGGAGTTTCTTGATCTCCGAAATTACGGAAGAATACAGCCTTGCCATATAGCAATTGAATAAATCCATCACGCAAACGACGAACACGCATTGTCTTTGCTGGGATATGTCCAACATATCCAATTTTGCCTGCAGATGTTCTACCTATTTCAAGGTATCCGTTTCCTGTTGCTTCTACGTCTGTATAAAACTTAATCAATGTTTCTTTGAATGTCTCTTCTTCATTGCAATCTTCTAGCCATTCATGTAGATCTTGACGAAGTCTATTAAGCTTTCTACGTGCCCGCTCTAATTGTGCTTCGTTATCTATGCCATCCATTGCTTCAATTGTTTTGCGGGTTTCAATAAATTCAAAACCTAGGCCTACAATATTAGCAACCTTAGCATTGATTGCTGAATAGTTATATGCAGATATTTCATAAATCTGTGACAGATACTCCATATTGTATGGAGGTTCGACAAGGTCGAACATGGCATATCCTGTGATAGCCTGTTGCAATAAATTCTGTTGTGTTCCTGTTCCGTCAATACCAGAAAATTTCTTTTGAAGATCTCTATTCATCTTCCGACGGAATGCTGGGCTTAGTCCAGATACCTTAGTAAGGTCTTCGCCTTCAATCTTAAATGGGTCGTTTGTTTTTTGAATTGTTGGAGAATGAAACTTTGCCCAGTCTGCAGCATTTGAAATCTCAATCTCTTGAGAATCTGTATCTTCAATAAACTCTGCTGTCATTTATTTGCTTTCCTCATTTCATCCTTATAGTTACCAATATCTAGAGGATCTGGGATCAAACCCCACTCAAGTCTCTGCTGTTGATACTGAAACTCTTCGTCATCAATTTTTCTACGGCCCTCCAAAAACTTAGGCTGCCCCTCATAAATTCCATAAGAACGAACTTCTCTTGCAAGAGCATCGATCTTGGACTTATTGCCTTTCATTGATGTGACTGATAGATAATTTCCTTCGTCGTCACCAATCCACCGTCCGTCTGGCATTTCCCAGACATATATTC